GTGAGGTGCGTTGCATGTAATAAGATACTTAACGACTATGAGTTAACACGTAAGTTCACTGACTCAAAAGAGTTTGTTGACTTATGCGGTGGGTGTGGTAAATTCCTAATTGAGGATGAGCTTACCATCGAAGGTAACTTAGACTATGCACATTTATCAGACATAGAGGAGACATATGATGTCGAAGATGGGGAACTGGATAGTTACTCAGGAAGAGAACTTGGAGATGAAGAGCTATGGTAGAGAACTTACAGAGCGTGAAGAGTTGGACATTGCCTACTACGAATATAGTGTTCTTGGATATCGAAACGGATGGCCTCCATCCATCGGTAATACACTGCGTAGTAACGAAGAGGCCAAACGAGGATCACTGTCTCCATACCTGTAGGGAGTCACTGTTCGAGGAACTAGCTAGGGGTGGTCACGTTTGCGGTCACAACTACATAGGCTTCGATGGACCTGTGCTGGAAAAGCTATGGGACATACGCATACACCCTGACCGTGTACTGGATACGCTGGTTATGTCTAGGCTGTTTCATCCAGACGTACAGGGTGGTCACAGTCTAGCCATATGGGGAGAGAAGCTACGCTTCCCTAAGGGCGATCACGATGACTGGAGTCAGTTGTCTGAGGCTATGATCAAGTACTGTATGCGTGACGTTTCAGTGACTGAGAAGCTGTACGAGATGCTATGTAAACAACTACACATGTTTGCTTTCTCTGACACCAGTGTCTACCTTGAACATGCTGTTGCACACATATGCAAAGAGCAAGAGGACAATGGGTTTGGGTTCAATGTTACTGATGCAAAGAAGCTAGAACGACAGCTTGAGACTAAGATGCTGGGCATTGAAGCTGCATTGCAGACTGTGTTCCCGCCCATCGCAGAGGAGCAGAGGTATCACAAGACGACAGGCAAACCATTGCCAGTGAGGTACACACACTTCAACGTAGGCTCACGTCAGCAGATAGCTGATAGGCTTGAGAAGAAAGGTGCGCGGTGGAAAGAGAAGACACCATCGGGTAAACCCAAGGTGGATGAAGCAACGCTGAAGAAGAACCTACACGTACCTGAAGCTAAGATGGTACTGGAGTATCTGCTGTTACAGAAGAGACACTCTCAGGTATTGTCATGGATCAAGGCAGAAGACGGAGGACGTATACATGGCAGGGTTAAACATATTGGAGCGGTTACAGGTCGTATGGCTCATTCTAATCCTAATCTGGCGCAGGTTCCTGCGGTTTATGCAGACTATGGTACTGAGTGTCGTAGCCTTTTCATTGTTCCTCCTGACCGTATTCTCGTGGGTGCTGATGCATCTGGTCTTGAACTACGTATGCTCGCCCATTACATGGATGATGAAGCGTATACGAGGGAGATCTTAGAAGGTGACATACACACTGCTAACCAACACGCGGCTGGCTTAGATACGAGATCGCAAGCTAAGACGTTTATCTACGCCTTCCTGTACGGTGCAGGCAACGCCAAGATAGGATCTGTTGTAGGAGGTAACGCAAGGAAAGGAGGAGAGTTGAAGGATAAGTTCCTTGAGAATACTCCTGCGTTGGCTCAACTACGACAAGAGATAACAATGCAAGCAGAGTCTGGGTTCCTAGACGGACTAGACGGTAGACGGCTACGTGTTCGTTCTGCTCATGCTGCATTAAACACACTACTGCAAGGAGCTGGTGCTGTTGTAATGAAACAGGCAGTGATACACCTGTATGAGTTACTAGAGCATGTTGACTTCAAGCTGGTAGCGCAAGTCCACGATGAGTGGCAAATAGAGTGTCATCCTGAGGATGCTGAGTACGTAGGAAAAGCTGCGGTAAAAGCAATCATTCACGCTGGCGAAACCTTTAACCTTAACTGCCCACTAGATGGTGAGTATCGTATCGGTAGTAATTGGGCCGAAACGCATTAGCACAATCTGTAAATGTGTGGTATAATATTACCTGTTAAATTAACTGGAGTTAATTATGAGTGAAGCAAACATCAACCTTAAGTGCCAACTGTACTGGCCTAACCTAACCATGAAGAATCAGCTTGCTGATAAGTACACTGTTGACCTAGCTCTCTTGTCAGACGATGCAGTAACAGCACTCGAAGATATGGGTCTGAAGGTGAACAACAAAGGTGATGACCGTGGTTACTACATTACCTGTAAGTCGAACAACAAGTATCGAGCTTTCCAACCTGATGGTGCAGAGATACTAATCAAGGGGCGTACACCTCTGAGTGAAGATGATGATACTGATATGGGTGTCGTTGTTGCCAATGGCTCAGAAGCTAAGTGTCTTGTTGGTTTCTATGACTGGGAGTACATGAAGAAGAAGGGTCGTTCGCCTACCTTACGTCGTATGGTTATCTCTAACGTCGTAGAGTACGCACCTGACTTCGATCTTGAGGAAGCCGTGTGATACTCATTGACGGTGACATGCTTGTCTATCGTGTAGGCTTTGCCTGTGACGAGGAGTCAGAGAAAGTAGCAATACAAACTATGGCTAACTATATCTCTGAACTTATCTCTGATCTGTCTGAGCATTACGATAATCACAAGCTGTACCTTACAGGCAGCAGCAACTTCAGAAACGAGGTTGCTGTTTCCCAGCCTTACAAAGGTGGTCGCCCGTCTCGTAAGCCAGTGCATAAAGACTTACTCCGTGAGTACATGCTCGATGCGTGGAAAGCGGAACTTTCTGACAACATGGAAGCTGATGACTGCATAGCTATCAAGTCCACTGAGTTAGAACATAAGTCTATTATTTGTTCTCTTGACAAAGACTTTTTGCAGATACCCACAAAGATATATGACTACACCAAGAAGATCATGAAGGAAGTTGATGAACGCTCTGCTACAGAGTGGCTGTATCGTCAAGCCTTGATGGGTGACAGGGTAGACAACATCGCAGGGGTAAACGGAATAGGTCCAAAGAAAGCAGAGAAAGCACTGGAGGATTGGACAACGGAGAGGGAATTGTATGAGCGATGTCTTAAGTTATACGAGGACAACGAACTCAACGCTGATCGACTTTATGAAAGCCTTCAACTTCTGTACCTTCTCAGATCTGCTGATGACAAGTATAGGATACCTGATGAAGTTTGATAGCAACCTAGAGAAGAAGCTCTATGCGGAGATGAAGAGTTGTACGTATCATCCTGCAAACAAGATAAGCTACATCATCCCTAAGATGTACGAGCCTGACTTCTGTTACAACACAGAAGGATGGATGACATACATTGAAGTGAAGGGTCGATTCAGAACTAGAGAGGAGGCGCGTAAATACGTAGAAGTACGTAAGGCGCTAGGTAAATATGAAGATCTTGTATTTGTATTTCAGAATCCTAACACACCGATGCCGGGATCAAGACGACGTAAAGACGGTAGTCGTTATCGTATGAGAGACTGGGCAGAGAAGAATGGATTTGAGTGGTACACACCAAGTACTCTTCCAAAGGAGTGGTTATGACTAGACACTTAGTAATACCTGACACGCAAGTCAAACCCGGTAACAGTGCTGACCATCTGTACTGGGCTGGTCGATATGCTGCAGCAACAAAGCCTGACGTTATCATTCATCTGGGGGATCACTGGGACATGCCAAGTCTCAGTAGCTATGACGTTGGTAAAAAGTCGTTCGAGGGACGACGCTACGTGCAGGATATTGAAGCTGGTCTGGACGCTATGGCACTGTTCCTAGCACCTATCGAGGCAGAGCGTAAGCGTCTTCGTAGTAACAAGAAGAAGACATGGAACCCTCGTATGGTATTCTTGTTAGGCAACCATGAGTACAGGATAGAACGTGCTATAGAGTCTGATGCCAAGCTAGAAGGACTGATGTCATACAACGACTTTTACTTGGATAGCTGGGAGGTTGTACCTTTCCTAGAACCTATCATCATTGACGGCATTGCTTACTGTCACTACTTTACTAGTGGTGTCATGGGTCGTCCTGTTACTACTGCAAAGCTCATGCTACAAAAGAAGTTCATGTCATGTATAATGGGTCATGTCCAAGACAGGGATATAGCATATGCAAGAAAAGCGGATGGAAATAATATCACTGGTTTGTTTGCTGGCATTTTTTATAGTCATTCTGAAGATTATCTAAACCCCCAGACAAACGGTAGCTGGTCAGGAATCTGGATGCTAAATGAAGTAGACAACGGTTCCTTTGATGAGCTACCTATTAGTATTAACTACCTCAGGAGAAAATATGGATGACGTTCGACGAGTTGTTAGAGCACGTTGCCGAACACTACGATGAGGTAACAATCATGGAGGCTTTAGAGATCACGGCAGAAGATCTAGTAGAAAGATTCTCAGACCGTGTACTTGAAAAGATCTATAAGTTTAAGGAGATGGAATGAGCATTGACAATGCAAGTCCTGAAGAGTGGGACTCTTTACGTAAAACTGTAGAGAAGCCTGACCACTACAACAAAGGCGCAGTAGAAGCTATCGAAGCTATCAAGGCATCTATGCCTGAGCATGAGTTTCGTGGGTATCTTAAAGGCAACGCACTGAAGTATCTTTGGCGGTACGATTACAAAGGTAAGCCAGTTGAGGATCTACGTAAGTGTCGCTGGTACATTGACAGACTGATTAAGGAG